ACGGATCGTTCCTGATGATCCACAACGCGTGGGCCGTGGCAATCGGCAATCGGCACGACATGGCCGACGCGGCAAAGCTGTTGGAGCCCTTCGACACGGCAATGGCCAAGGTCTATGCGGCCCGCTCGGGCGTCACCGAGGCGGAAGCGGCTCGGATGATGGACGAAGAGACCTGGATCGGTGCAACCCAAGCGGTAGAGGACGGTTTTGCCGATGGCCTGCTGGACGGAGCTGCCGCCACCAAGGATGCCAAGCAGGCATCGGGTGGACGCAAGGCTTTGGCCCTGGTCGAAGCGGCGATGGCCAAGGCAGGCCACTCCCGCTCCATGCGGCGCGATACCTTGAAATCGCTGTTCAACGGCAAGCCGAGCGCTGCCGGGTCCGCTACGCCGAGCGCTGGCGGCAACGAAACCTCGGCCCTGCTGCAGGGCCTTCTCGACAACATCAAAGCCTAAGAGGCAAACACATGACCAAGATGACCCACGGCCGCGTCCCGCGCGGCCTCGTTTCCGTGCGCGCCGATGGTGGCAGCCAGCCCGATGTGAAGGCGCTGGTGGAGTCGCTGAACAAGGCGTTTGCCGACTTCAAGGCCGAGCACACCAAGCAGCTGGAAGAGATCAAGAAGGGCAATGCCGACGCTCTGCAGGCCCTGAAGGTCGACACCATCAACGCCGATATCACCCGCCTGCAAGCTGCTGTCGACCAGGCCAACACTCAGATGGCCGCGTTCCAGATGGGCGGCGGCAGCGCCGGCAGCAAAGTGGCCGACGCCGAGTACACCGAATCCTTCCGCGCCCACTTCCGCAAGGGTGACGTGCAGGCCGCTCTGAACAAGGGCGCTGACAATGAGGGCGGCTATCTGGCTCCGGTCGAATGGGATCGCACCATCACCGACCGCCTGGTCATTCTGTCGGACATGCGCCAGCTGGCCACGGTCCAGCCGTGCTCGGGTGCCGGCCTGACAAAGTTGTTCAACATGGGCGGCACTGCGTCGGGGTGGGTTGGCGAAACTGCGGCCCGTCCGCAGACCGGTACGGCACAGTTCCAGTCGCTGAACTTCGGGTGGGGCGAGATCTATGCCAATCCGGCGGCGACCCAGCAGCTGCTGGACGATGCCGAGATTGACCTGGAGGCATGGCTGGCCGGCGAGGTCGAAACCGAGTTCTCCAAGCAGGAAGGCACGGGCTTCTGGTCCGGCGACGGCGTCAACAAGCCCTTCGGCATGCTGACCTACGTCGAAGGCGGTGCGAACGCGACCAAGCACCCGTTCGGTGCCATCAAGGTCGTCAACAGCGGTGTGGCGGCCGGCATCAATGGCGACAGCATCATCGACCTGGTCTATGACCTGCCGTCTGCATTCACCCGCGGCGCCAAGTTCGCGATGAACCGTAAGACCCAGGGCGTAGTGCGCAAGCTGAAGGACACCCAAGGCAACTACCTGTGGCAGCCGTCGCTGGTGGCCGGCCAGCCATCCACCCTGGCTGGTTTCGCCGTGCAGGAAGTGGCTGCAGTCCCGGACGTTGCGGCGAATGCGATCAGCATGTTGTTCGGTGACTTCAAGCAGACCTACACGGTCTTCGACCGCAAGGGCGTGCGCGTGCTGCGAGACCCGTACACCAACAAGCCGTACGTGATGTTCTACACCACCAAGCGTGTGGGCGGCGGTGTGCACAACCCCGAGCCGATGCGAGCCCTCAAGATCGCGGCTTCGGCCTGATCACCCACCCGTCGGGCGGCCTCGCGCCGCCCGGCTTCAATCCAGTGTTCGGGGAGCCGCAATGGCAAAGTTCATCAAGCCCTTCCGCGGGGTTCCGGAAGGCAAGATCTATCCCATCCAGTTCGCTGCCGGCGACGACTGTCCGCCCGAACTGGAGGCCGGTGCACTGTCGGTGGGCGCGCTGAGCCTGATCGCTGACGCCCCGCCGCCGCTGACGCTGTTGGGCTCCAGCCTGCAGCCGGCACGGTTCGAGTTCACCGATGGAAGCGAACTGTCGCTCGATGATGTGGTCAGCAAGGCGCATGCCGCTTCGGGCCTGACCGTTGGAGCCTGGAATGAGATGAGTGAAGAAGCCCGCGAGACGGCAATCGCCGAGACGGTGCAGAGTCTGATTGCCGAGGCCGCTGAGACCGCCGACAAGCAGCAGGCAACCGGCGATAAGGTGACCCTGATCGCCCAGTTGGAGGCGGCAGAGATCCCCTTCGACAAGCGCTGGGGTGCTGAAAAGCTGGCCGCGGCACTGGCCGACGGCAAGAAGGAGTGAACCATGCCCCTGTTGACGCCTGAGCAGTGCCGCGCCCAATGCAGGGTCGATGGGGATTACGCCGATGCCGAGCTGGCGGCGCTGCTCGCATCGGCGGAAGACGCGGCGGCTGCATACTTGAACCGGTCGCTGTACGCCGACCAGGCATCGCTGGATGGCGCCTTGGACGCATTCCCGGCTGAGGCGGCGGTAGCTGCCTCGGCCTACTCTGCAGCGATTGCTGCGGCGGATTCTGAGCCTGACGCCGCCAAAGCAGTGGCAATGCGTTCTGTCGCCAAGCAACGCAAGGCGTCTGCCGATCTGACCCTGTCGCGGAACCTGACTGGGATGGTCGCCAATGCGAGCGTGCTCGCTGCCGTCCGGTTGACGTTGGCTCACCTGTGGGAGAACCCCGGGGCAGTAGTGATTGGAGCCACCGCCATCGAGCTACCGTTAGGCGTGATGCCGCTTCTGCGGCCCTACCGGCGGGNGATGACGCCATGAGAACGTCAGACCTCAACCGGAGGATCAGGATTGAGCGCCCTACCGAGGGCACCGATGACTGGGGCCAGCCCGTTCACGGATGGGATCTTGTTGCTGAGGTATGGGCCGGGATCGCCAACGAAACCGGGCTCGGCGCCATCCGCTCAAGCCTGGCGGGGGGTGTTCCCGCATCGATTGCCCGCTACAGCTTCATGGTCCGTTTCGCTGTGCTCCAGGCGCTCTCGATCGATGAATCCATGCGCGTCGTACACGAAGGCCTGATCTTCGAAGTGAAGGGGGTAACCCGCGACCTTGATGATCGTGCCAAGGCGTTCATCATCACTGAGGAGGGAGGAAACAGCGGATGAGTATCAAGGCCAACGTTGACTTCTCCGACGCAATGAAGGGCTTGGAGTCGCTGCTGGAAGCCCGCGTCAGCCTGGCGCGCTCCATGGGCGTTACTGGCGGGCAGGTAGTCCGTGATGAGGTGAAGCTGCGCGCACCGGTTGGCACCGAGGAGGGTGGAAGCTTGCGACCAGGCAGCCTTCGCGATGCGATCTACCTGGCGTACCGGGACGGTCGATCCACCGACAGTCAGCAGGTGTATTCGATCTCGTGGAACGGCAAGAAGGCACCCCACGGGCATCTGGTCGAGTTCGGGCACTGGCAGACGCATGCGGTCTACAAGAACAAGGACGGCTCCTGGACGCTGGGCACGCCGCTGGCGCAGCCAAAGTGGGTGCCGGCCAAGCCCTTCGTGCGGCCGGGCTATGAGGCCTCCTTGGCGCGCGCTCAGGCAGCGATGGTGGAAAGGGGCCGGGAGCGGCTTCCCGAGCTGTTGCGTGAGGCGCGAGGAGGCGGCGGATGAGCTACGAACCGTCCCTCCATGCCCTGATCGCACCTTTGGTGCAGGGGCGCTTCTACCCCGATGTGCCGCCGGACCAGCAGCTCTTCCCGTTCGCGCTCTACCAGCAGGTCGGCGGCCAGGCACTCTGGTTTCTCGAAGGATCGATGCCGGACCACAGGCATGCGCGGGTGCAAATCACGGTATGGGCCAAATCCCGGCCCGAGGCCAACACCCTGATCCGCCGTATCGAGGACGCGATCTGTTCCGGCGTTCCACACACTGAGCCCTATGGCGCCGCAGTTGCCATGTATGAGTCGTCCATCAAGGCATATGGCGCCCGGCTCGACTTTGGGCTCTGGTTTCCCGATCCGTGAACGCCACATTCAACCCCGTCACAGCCCGGCCCAGCGCCGGGCTTTTCGTTTTCAACCAGAGGAACACAACACATGGCACTCAAGCTCCCCAAGGGCACCCAGTTCGGTTTCGCGCCGGTGCTGGCCACCAAGATCGCAACCACTGGCATCTCCAAGGCGGCGCCAGCGCTCGTCAGCGTTGCCGACGGCGCTGTGGACACCGATGACGTGGTGGTGCTGGAGGTTCCCGGCTGGCCCGCCCTGAGCAACCGCACGACCCGCGCTGGCGCCGAATCCACCGGCGCAATCGAGCTGCTCGGCACGGACACAACCGATACTGTGCTCTACCCGGGCACCAGTGGCGCCGGTACGCTGCGCAAGGCCGGCGCCTTCATCGATCTTGACCAGCAGGGTGACCCGACCACGGCAGGTGGCGAGCAGCAATACTGGAGTGGAACGCTGCTGGAAGACCCGACCGGCCGTCAGATCCAGATCCCCACGTTCAAGAACGCCAAGACCATCACCATTCCGCTGTACTACGATCCCTCGAAACCCTGGTATCCGGCGCTGAAGACCGTAGACGCCAAGGGCGAGCCGGTGGTGCTGCGTGCCAAGCTGGCAGGTGGTGATGTTCTGTACTGGTATGGCTACCTGAGCTACGACGGTGATCCGACCATGACGGCCAACACCCCGATGGGCACCACCGCGACGTTCACGGCTCTGGCCGACTCGATTCTGGTGGAGGCCGCCTGATGTTCAAGGTAAAAGCGCCGGAGACCATCAATGCATCGCTGACCATCGTCGGCCATGGCCGTGAGCAGAAGCTCAACCTGACCTATCGCCACATGACCCAGGAAGCGTACTCCGCAGTTCTGGGGCGCTTGGCCGGTCAGGAAATCACTTCGACCCAGGCGATTCTCGACATGGTGGTCGAGTGGGACGCGGATGTGGATCTAGACACCAGCGGTGTCGATGAGGCGTTGCAGCAACAGATCGGGTTGGATGCGGTGATCATCACCGGCTACGCCCAGGCCATCCAGGTAGCCCGCAAGGGAAACTGATTGAGGCGGTGGGGGCGTTGTACTGGCGCGCCCCCACCGAGGCTGAGCTTGCACAGGTCGGCCTCAAAGCGAAGCACTACCAGCCTCCGGAGGTCACCCTTTGGCCAGAGTGTTCGCTGCCTATCGAGATCTTCTCGCGGGTCTCCACCCAGTGGCGCGCCAGCGCCGGAGGCCCCTTCGGACTGGACTACAACGTTGTGTTTCAGGAGCTGGACCGCGAAGGCCTGTTCGGCGATCGCCGGGCGGAAGTGATGGCGGCAATACGCATCATCGAAGGCGAGGCACTTCTGCAAATCAACAAGGGCTGACCGGTGGAACGCTCCGGGATACCATGCGGGCATTCAGAAATGGAGCCCGAGGATGACACTGATCAAATGCTTGGAGTGCGGCAGGGAGGTGAGCGACCACGCGGCCTCGTGTCCTGGGTGCGGTTCGCCCACCGTAACGGCGGACGCAGCTGCTTCACGAGTACAGCTGCAGAAGCGTCGTTCATTCAAGATCGAATGGTTGATTCTCGCCGGTGTGCTCGCACTTGGAGTCATCGGCCTTCTGATTTTAGGCCTGATGCCGAGGCCGGGTGAGACTGCGCAGCAGGCTTCAACTCGCAGGGCCGAGATGAGGAGCGCGCGAGGGGCTATCTCATACTGCGATAGTCGCTACGCCGAAATGAACGATGACCGCCAGTACGGTCCGTCAGAGCTGCGGCTCCATGCGAACACCTGCAAGATGCTCAAGAAGCAGTATCGAGAGAAGTGGGGCCGGGATCCCTAGCGATCCGGTTCGTCGTCGAAACAGGCCCGTCCACGTGACGGGTTTTTTTATGTCCGAGGAAAAGTATGACTGATCAGTCCCTTGGCGCCGCACGCATCGACCTGGTGGTCGATACACAGCAGTTCGACAGTGCCATTACCGCGGCCAAGCGCGGCGTCGCGGACATGTCCAGCAGCGCACAGCAGCAGTACCAGCAGCTGTCGCGCGCGGAGCGTTCTCGGGTCGACTCCCTGGTGCGCCAGGCCGATACCCTGGGCATGACTCGTTCGCAGCAGCTGGCCTACAACGCTGCGCTGCGCACCAGCGGGCCGGTGCTGGACGAGATCGTGCAGAAGCTAGCTCGGGCTGAGGCCGCAGCTAAGCGCTCAGGTAAGGAGCTGAGCGCGTACGGCGTCAGTGCCGCCCAGCAGGCCGCCGCCATGCGCGGAGTGCCGGCGCAGATCACCGATATTGCGGTGAGCCTGCAGGGTGGCCAGAACCCGCTGACTGTATTCCTGCAGCAGGGTGGGCAGCTCAAGGATATGTTTGGCGGGATCCGTCCTGCGGCCGCAGCGCTGGCTTCCCAGCTGCTGGCGCTGATCAATCCCCTGACCATCGCTGCAGCAGTGACTGGTGCCCTGGCGTTCGCCTGGTATCAGGCCAGTGAGGAGCAAGGGCGTTTCCAGCGCGCCTTAGTGCTCACCGGTGGCCACGCAGGGTTCACTGCCGAACAACTTGGGGAAATGTCGCGCGCCCTGGATAGCCTGGAGGGCATCACGCGCGGGAAGGCGGCAGTGGCTCTGGCAGAGGTGGCGCAGTCGGGGCGTTTTGCGGGTGAACAGTTCGAACTGGTTACCCGTGCAGCGTTGCAGATGAACGTCGCCACCGGAGCTTCCATTGAGGAGACCATCGGGAAGTTTGCCGAGTTCAGGAAGGATCCGGTGAAAGCCCTGCTTGATCTCAACCGGGCCGAGAACTTCCTTTACCAATCTCAACTAGACCGCATCGTGGCCTTGAAGGACGAGGGTCGAGAGCAGGATGCCGCAGCTGAGGCGATGCGTTTGTACGCCGAAGTGGTGGAGGATCGCACCGGAAAGGTCCTGAACTCTCTCGGGCTGGTAACGACAGCGTGGAAGGAGATCAAAGGGGCAAGCGGTGAGGCGTGGGATGCAATCACCGCCGGTGCGGCTGACGCTGATCGGAGTCTCAAGCAGTTTGCGGATCGCGTGGCCAACATGCCACGGGTCGCACAGGACCTGACCACGTATGGTCTGGCGATGGTCAATCTGCCTCTTGCCGTAGTCACGCGGTTGGGGGGCAACAAGTTCGGTGGCGTCAGTAGCTCGGTGGACTCCTCAGCGAGCACGGCGGGGACCGTTGACTCCGACGCTGCAGACAAAGCGCTGAAGGAAAGAAAGAAATCTCAGGACGAATGGGAGCGGTTGTCGGGTCAGAACCTCAGCAAGCGGCAGAAGCAGCTTGCCGAGGAGGCGAGCATCGTTGCCCTCGGCAAGAAGCTCGGCAAGGATCAGGCTGACATCGACCGCGAGGTGGCTGCCTCTCGCAAGCAGTTCGAGGAGGCCGAATCCCGGCGCAGTGGGGGATCCAATTCGAACCCGGCCACGGCAATCGTCGCGCGGATCCAGCAGCAGGTTGCGCTGAACAAGGAGCAGGTTGGCAGCGAGGAGAAACTGACCGTAAGCCAGCGCCTTCGGGTTCAGGTGCTGGAAGAGCTGGATCGCATGGGAGGCAAGATCCCCGAAGCCGATCGCAAGCGCATCAGGGCGATGCTGGAGGAGCTGCAGGCCACCGGTGCATTGGTGGAAGCCAAGGACAAGCAGAAGAAGACGTTGGAGGCGCTCACGCGACAACAGGCGATCTTCGACCAGCAAACCGAGTCGCGCCAGCGGGCCAATGAGCTGGACCTGATGGGCTACGGCCGCGGTCAGGACGCCGTCGCCCAGCTGCGCCGGCAGATGGACGTGCAGCGAGAGTACGAGGACGAACTGAAGCGTTTGGGCGACCGCCAGGTGGCCACCGATCAGGACCAGTGGGACCAGCTTGCGGCGAATGCGGCCCGGCACAGGGATGAACAGCTGCAGCTTGAGACGGATTACCAGGCCCGCCGCCTCGCTGCGATGGGGGATTGGCGTAATGGAACGCGTGCGGCCTTCGAGGACTACGCCACCGAAGCCAACAATGCAGCGGGCCAAGCGCACTCGGCGCTGACGAACGCGTTCCAAGGCGCGGAGGATGCCCTGGTTCAGTTCGCAATGACCGGGAAGCTCTCCTTCCGGGACCTAGCCAACTCGATCATCGCCGATCTGGCGCGCATCGCGGCAAAGCAGGCCATCGTCGGTATCGCCGGCATGATCGCCGGGGCGTGGGGCGGCGCCGCGTCGGCCGGCGCGTCCTCGGGAACGCTGCAAGGGTTCGGCAACAACGCCAGCTGGCTTACTGCGAACGCCAATGGTGGCGTCTACTCATCGCCGAGCCTGTCTGCGTACTCGGGGGGCGTCTACAGCTCCCCCCAACTGTTCGCCTTTGCGAAGGGAGCGGGTGTGTTTGGCGAAGCAGGGCCGGAGGCAATCATGCCCCTGCAACGCGGGCCCGATGGGCGCTTGGGTGTCGCAGCTCATGGCGGTGGTTCAGGGGCGTCTCAGGTGAACGTGAACGTAGTTGTCAACAGCGACGGATCGACCGACGTCTCCGCCGACACCCCGGTGTGGCAGCGGTTCGGTAAGGAAATTGGTCAGCTCATTGACATGAAGATCAACGACGCACAGATCCGGTCCATGAAGGACGGCGGCGCAATGAGGGTGATGGGGACTAGCCGATGACTGACACATTCCGCTGGCAAGCCACCAGTCAGAGCAGCGGCTCTGCGACTGCATCGGTGAGGCGCGCAAAGTTCGGTGACGGCTACTCGCAGCAGGTGGCGGAGGGCATCAACTCCGTTTCCAGGAAGTACCAGCTGAGCTTTGTCGCGACTAAGGCGGTGATCGCCGAGATCGTCGCCTTTCTCAATGCACACGCTGGCGCTTCCTTCCTGTGGTCCGGGCCGTGGGGAACTGGCCTGTACTGCTGCGATACCTACACCGACTCCCATCTTGGCGGCCTGACGTACAGCGTCACGGCTACCTTCGAACAGACGTTCCAGCCGTAAGGAGTGAAAATGGCACTTCAGCCTATCGACATCACCACGCCGCAGCCCAATGGAAAGCTCGGCGACCCGGCGCGCGTCATGTCGGAGAAGATAAACGCCAATGACCAGTACCTTGAGCAGCTTGCACAATCGGCCGACAGCAAGGCGGTCGCCGCAAAAACTACCGCAGACGCAGCGCTGCCCAGGGCGGGAGGGACCGTTACCGGTGCGATCATAATGACTGGGAAGCCTGTCCAAGACATGTTCCGGGTCTTCAACGTAGGAAGCGAAGTGGGCATCGGCGGCTCCTTTGCGGGCTGGGCTGATCAGAAGAACCCAGCACTTCAGGTCGATGCCCAGGTGAACACGCAGGCATACATGCCAGTTCGGGTGACGCATTGGGGCGTGAAACACTTGTGGGGGCTGGACGTTTACGAGGGGGGCTCCTTCGCCGGCGCGCAGACGTCTGTGCACTTCCATTTTGCAGCGGGTGCCAGCCGCCACCAGTTCATTGACAACGGCAGCGTCATCATCGCTGGCACGTTGACCCAGAACTCGGACTATCGAATCAAAGATGGCATTGCGAGTATCGATCCCAGTTCCGCTGCATCGTCGCTGCGGGCGACTCGCCCCGTGGAGTACACCGATACGCGGGATGCGGCCGGTCCGCGGCGTTCTGGGTACGTGGCCCACGAGCATCAGGCCCACTTCGAGCTTCTCGTAGACGGCGTGAAGGACGGCGTGCGGGAAGAGCTGGTGATGGTAGGAGACGCGACGCCGTACGCACCTGGTGAGGAACCGGTGGGGTATGTGCCGCCGCGGCAGGAGCTGAAGGAGGTTCCTGTTCTGCAGAGCGTCAACTACGTCGGAATGGTCCCCTACCTGCATGCGGGTTGGATGGAGCACGACCATCGTATTACCGCCTTGGAGAATGAGCGCAACGAAATGCTTGCCACCATCGCCGGGTTGTCTGCGCGGCTCAAAGCATTGGAGCCATCGACATGATCACCGCCGATGCGCAGCAGCTCGAGCCGGGTGGCCGCGTCACGGTCTATGAACTGGACTGCACTAGTTTCGGTGCCGATCAGCTCTTCTTCCACGCGCACCTGCAATCGGGTCCGATCTGGTGGCAGGGGCAGGAGTACGGCCCTTGGCCGATCACTGCTACCGGCTTCGAGCGTACCAGCGAGCAGCAGCCGAATCCGCGGTTGAAGGTCAGCAACATCAACGGCACGATCGGTGCCCTGTGTCGCATGTTCCAGGATCTGGCCGGTGCAAAGCTGATTCGCCGGCAGACACTGGTGAAGTACCTGGATGCGGCCAACTTCCCCGAGGGCAACTCGCTAGCCGACCCGGGCGAGCACTTCCCGGATGAGATCTGGTACATCGAGCGCAAGGTGGGCGAGGACGACGAAACAGTCGAGTTCGAGCTGACCACGGTGGCCGACTTCAACGGGCGGGAGCTGCCCGCGCGGCAGTGCACCAGGATCTGCAGCGCCCTGCTGCATGGTGGCTACCGCGGCCCCTACTGCGGCTACACCGGCTCGGCCTACTTCGATATCAACGACCAGCCGGTGGACGACCCGGCCAGGGACGTGTGCGCCGGTTTGGTCCGGAGCTGCCAACTGCGGTTCGGCCAGGACAAGCCTCTTCCCCACGGTGGGTTCCCGGCCGCTGGCCTGCTGCGGACCTGACGACCCGCCGAGCCGCACCACCGAACGTTCGCGCTGCACCAGCAGCACCACAAGGCCCGCTCAGTGCGGGCCTTTTCTATGGGCGAGATCCATGCAACAGACCACCCTGCAAGCCATCCAGGCGCATGCCGTGGCTGAGTACCCCCGCGAGTGCTGCGGCCTGATCGTGGCCGGCCGCGATGGGGAGACCTACATCCCGTGCCGCAACCTGGCCACCACGCCCAGCGAGCACTTCCGGTTGCCGGCTGAGGACTTTGCCGGCGCCGAGGACGTGGGCGAGGTGCTGGCCGTAGTTCACAGCCACCCGAACGCGTCTGCGGCTGCTTCCGACGCCGACCGCGTCATGTGCGAGGCCAGCGGCCTGCCGTGGCACATCGTCAGCGTGGGCCAGTGCGTCGGGGCTGATCCCGAGTGTAGCGACCTGCAAACCTTCGAGCCGTGTG